GGAGATCGGTCGGGTGGTTGACAAACTCACCCGTGAAAAGATGATCTCCCTCCATGACTTTGAAAGAAAGGAGAAGCACTATGAATGATGTAATGGAGCAAATCAAAACGCTTTCTGCCACCTTGGACGAGGAAACCACCCGCTTTCATCCTACTGGCAGACTGCTGTTGCTGGGTTCCTACGAGAGCGTATTCCTGAAAGCGGTCAAGCGCAAGGCAGATCTGTTGGGCATTAACTGTGACCTCACTCAGTACCCCTGCCCTCCGTATAAGGCCGTGGTAGTGGACAGAGAAACCGTCCCGTCTGACATTAAGCTCACCGCCGAGGTTGACATTGACCACTCCTACTCACAAGGAATGTCATCGGTGTCTCAGGCGACTTTAGCGCTCCTGCTGGCATTGGACTTGGTTTACGCTAAGGACATTACCATTGTAGGCAGGGGTCACGCCGTTCAAAACTTGGCAAAGTACCTCACCCTCGATAACGCAACTGTGACGGTGGCACACTCCAAAACCAAGAGTCTCTTGCAGGCCACAATGAACCGTGATGTGGTGATCTACGCCACGCCGACTATCACGAAAGACATTTCCTACAACACCCGTGATCTGGTCATCGACCTTGGCAACAGTGTTCCTCACCCTGACCGCTTCAACTGTCCCTATGTGAACAGGATTGGTCAGCTCACCGTGAGCGTGTTGCTTAACCGCTTTGCGAGAAAGGAGCATAGGGCATGAGTGACATTCTGACAACTATCGCCGCCGTTGAATGGATTGTTGTAGGCTGTCTATTCCTCTGGCGACTGCGCCACTGGAACCGCCGCTTTTCGGAACTCTATGACGAGCTGCGAAAGGAGATCGACCATGAATAAGGAAGACGCTCACATTGTCATAGCGATGGCAAATCATAACATGAATGCCACCGATGTTGCCCGTGCTATTTTCGCACACAGAAATACCGTTCTCTATCACTTGAACAAGGTGAAGCGGCAGACCGGGTTAGACCCTCGGCGGTTTTATGATTTGGTCGAGCTGGTGAAAATAGCTCAGGAGGTGTTGGAAAATGGGTCTTGATATTACGATCATGGAACGCAAAGATGTCCGCTGCCCTCATTGTGGTGAGGTCGTCAATACGGTAGATGTTTTCAGCACCGACAGCGGTGGTCGGCTCTGGTACGACTTTCTGGAAAAGCTCGGCTACTATGTTCCTTACGAGAAGCGAACCAAGGAGAACGACTGGTACGGCAAGGACATGGTTCTTGACAACGAGCAGGCAAAGCAACTTGCAGACTACGCCGTGAAGAAAGAGGTCTACAACTGGGACGGCGTGGAGTGGATTGTGACGGAAGCACTCGCCCACGGAAACAAGGTGGTTATCAACGCTGACTGGTAGTTAGGTGATAAAGGTGATAAAGGTGAGTGTTTTTGCAAAGACTTTTTTCAAATTGGCGTGTTTTGAAAAATTGTTTTTCGTATTTTAGGTGAGTTAGGTGAGTAATCGGGCATAAATGCCTATAACTCTCTCTTATACGCGCGTATATAGAAATAGTTATAGGGAAATGCACCCGATTACTCACCTTTATCACCTTGGCGACTTTGAAAGGAGAAAACGACTATGGCAGATGAAATTGTAGAAAAGCGGGGCCGTGGTAGACCGAAGGGTACTGGTGGAAATGCCCGACCGGACAAGGCCGTGCAGCTTGCACCCGGAGATAACCGGAAATATATCATGCACGATCTGAGAATATGGGATTGGCCTGCGGTGGATATGACCCGACCGAAAGATGTGTCCGAGCGTATTGGACAGTATTTTCAGATTTGTGCAGAGGATGATATGAAACCCTCTGTTGCTGGTATGGCATTAGCGTTTGGAATTGATAGAAGAACCATGTGGAAGTGGGTTAATGGTATTGACAGTGCCTACATTCCCGCTGAAAGCAGGGACACTTTAAAAAAGGCGTATCAATTTTTGAACGCTCAGATGGAAAATTATATGCAGAACGGGAAGATCAATCCGGTCGCTGGTATCTTCCTGATGAAGAACAACATGGGCTATGCTGACAAGCAGGAGGTCGTGTTGACACCCAACCAGCAGCTCGGAGATCAGGTTCCCGCCGAGGACTTGGAGAAGAAGTATCTGGAAGATGTGGTGGGTGCGTCCAGCGACTATGACTCGGAGGACTGAGCGACTTTCACGACTTTTGCGACTATGGCTTACGACTATGCCGAGCGACTTTGCGACTTTCCCACGACTTTCACGACTTTCGCCCGAACGATTTTGCGACTTTCCGGCGAGGGTCTGCGACTTTGACAGAGCTG